TGACCATTACAAAGAGTTTGATTTTATTTGGAGTTCGCCACCTTGTCCAAGTCATTCAAGGGCAAGATATTGGTCAAGTTCAAATTATGGTACAAAAACAGAAGCTATTTACCCGGATATGAAACTATATGAAGAAATACTTTTTTTGCAACATTATTTCAGAACAGGTAAATATGTAGTTGAAAATGTAATTCCTTACTATGAGCCATTGATACCTGCAAAAAAAAGAGGTAGGCATTTATATTGGACAAACTTTAATTTACCAAGTAATTTGAATGATAGAAGATTTGCAATTTCACAAACAAAAAACGAATTACAAGAACTTTGCAAGTTTCATAAAATTGATTTAACAAGTTACAAAGGCGAACAAAGTTTGATTAAAATAGGTCGAAACCTTGTTGATTATGAGGCAGGTAAAACAATATTAGCAACAGCTTTAGGAATAATTATGAAATCAAACACAAAACAAAATACATTATTTTAAATGACAACCCCAACACTCGTGATGATTGAAGTTTGCGACAAATTCAATACATCAATTAAACAAATAACAAGCAATACCCGAAAGCATAGCGTAACCGATTCAAGGGCAGCTATATGCTACCTATTGCGTAAGTATAGCCGATTAACTCTTAAAGAGATAGGCTCAACAATTCGCCCCGATTATGACCATACATCCGTGATTTATATGGTGCAAAAGGCTAAAGACCTAATCGATACTGAGTACGAATTTCGGTACAATATCAAGCGATGCGAGGAGGTTATTAGCACGAAAATGGAGAAGGAAACAAAGTATTGTAAATGTTGCAAACAGGTTATATATGATTCTCTTGCGGAACAAAATTAACGGCAATATTTACAGTTACCATTCAGAAGACAATGGGATGCACAAGTTAACCAATCTAACTACTGGCAAAAGTGGGGAATTATCAACTGAACAAATGCAAGATATGTTAACCGTTAACTTACCTTTGAATTGGATGGAAGAAAAAAACGGGTTATTAAGTAAACTAATCAGCAAACTAAATTTAGCAATAGAAGATGACACTCAAGGAATTTGAAACACTTTACAACATCCGCAGGAAGGAGAAGATGCCATTGGGGTATTTCCCAAAGAAGTTCAAGTTAGAAAAGTCCAAGATAACCAAAAAGGCGGTTATTGTTTACAAAGCTAATGAACAAGGCATACCCTACATTGAAAGCAAAACACCTGCCGTATCAAAGAAGGTGTTTGATATGAATGCCTTTAACCAACTATGCCAAGATGTATGGGAGTATTATTTAGGCACTAAGCTAAAGCGAATCTCATCGGAGGGTAAATGGCGGCCCAATGGCAAGGGCGGTGGGTTCTTTATTAAAAGCGAAAATAAGGGCTTTGCTGACCTTCATGGTATCTGCAATGGCATAGGTGTCTATATTGAAACTAAACAGAAATACGAGAAGCATTTGCCCTCACAGATAGAGTTTGCCAAATGGGTGCGTGATGGGGGTGGTATTTATGTTTCTGCCCGGTCATTTGATGACATTTACGATATTGTCCAATGCTTGGTGTCTAAGGATTATTTAGGGTTGCAAAAATATTTTTAAATAAATATTTGGTAAATTGAAAACGGGGGTGTAATATTGTTATCACAAACACACACACACAATGAACACAACAGAAATTAGAAAAAAAGTAGCAGCTTATATTGAAGTAGGTTTTACAATGAAAGAAGCCTTTGAAGGTATCAGAGATGCAAAAAGAAACGAAGGAAAAAAACAAACCATTGCTGATAAAATCGCAGCTTCACAAGAAAGGTCAGGTACTTATGAATACGGATTTACTGGTAAAGAATACGGTAACAGAAAATGGGGCAATCAATAATAAATAATAAAACAATGACACACCAAGAAGCAATCGCCCTTAAGCAAGGGCAAAAGATAAAACACGGCAGTAGTTACTTTGAGTTCAATAGTTACTTTGCCATTTCGCAAGTATTAAAAAGCGAAGAAGGGTTATATTATCCCCTTGAAAGTTGCGAGATAGCACAAGAGCAACCAATCACATTAGACTTGCCAAAACACTATGATACTGACATCTATGAGCCGTTAAAGATAATTGACCATTATGGTCTTGATTTCTATGAGGGCAACATATTGAAATACCTTCTTAGATGGAGGAAGAAAGATGGGGTTAAAGACTTGGAGAAAGCTCAAGATTATTTAAGCAGATTAATAACTAAAAACAAATAAAAATGGTAGTACAACTAAACATTGACTTGGCTAAAATTGACAAGTCAAAAATCAAAGAATTCACCCGTAAAGATGGAAGCAAAGGCAAAGGCTTAGACCTTGTAGTTTTCCTAAAAGATGAACCCGACCAATATGGTAATCACGGGTTCGTAAGCGAATCAGTACCAAAAGATTCACCCGAAAAAGGAACTATCTTGGGGAATGCTAAGATAGCCGGGCAAAAGCCTCAACCCATTGTGCAGCCAGTTAAAGCCGAAGTAGTACCTCAGATTGCTGCGGATGATTTGCCGTTTTAGTTGTAAGGTATACCCGATAAGGCATGGTAAGTCATTAGGGGGATAGCAGGTAACGGCTGAGTATATGAGCCGTTGCGATTTAGAAGTACAAAATTATAAACTTAAAATAAAGCAGATATGAAAAGATTAATTTCAAAATTAGCACAATGTAAGCAATGGCTTATATACTATGTTAGGCGTATGTTGCCTGAACATAAGTGTAAGTATTGCGGATGTATGACAAGACAGCCTGATAGTGAATGTTACGCTGCACCTAAATAGGCAATTACGCCTAACTCACAAATAGGCGCAACTTTGTATCGCATAGCAAAGTAAAATCAACACGGCAGGTATAATTCCTGCTCTGACTTATTAAATTAGCTACTTCGGTAGCTTTTTTTAAAATAATTAAATAAATATTTGGATAATTAAAAGAGGGGGTGTAATATTGCTATCACAAACACACACACAATGAACACATTTAATTACACAGAAGTTTTAAAAAACAATCGCCAAGACATTATTGATTTTGCAACCGATGCTGTATTGTATACAGATATTACTGTTGCACAAGTAATGAAATTTATCATGGAAAATGAGCAGATGTATCTCAATTTAGTTGAAAAAGAAAGATTCCCCTTTTCAAAAATGGCCCAATTAGCTGTAGAAAAATTGCCATTAAATTTAAAAGTAACAGATTTTACAGAAAGAGTTGAAGCTGAGATGAAAGCAAGAGCAAAAAATTCAAGTTCACAATTTAATTAATTTAAACAATGATAACACTATTAATGATGTCTGCATTGACAGGCAAAAAATCAGAAAAACTAAACGCAATCGCTGTTTGCGTAATATTTGACCTATTTGTATTTGGATGTATTTTCTTACCAGCATAAACTAATTTTAAAAACATAAAAAATCAAAAAAATGAACACACAAACAATTAGCATCGAAACACTTGCTGAAAAAATTAATGGAAAATTATGGATTAAAGGTGATTTACAACGCATTTATATTGATGCCGGTTACAACACGAAGAAAATGTCAACAAAGACATTTATTTATCAAAAAGACGGTGAATTTATAGTTAGCTGTCATATTGAATGCTCAAATCAACCATACCAATGGATAAAATCTCAAGAGCAAGAAGTAAAAGAAAGTATTTATTCTAAAATAGAAGATTGCATTAAAAGAATAATTGACCCTTCAATCGATGAAAATTAAAATAAAATAAGATGATAAAATCAGTAAACATAAAATTTGAAAAATTTTTACACGATACTGGGAAGGCAATTCTTGTTCGTATTAATGGAATTGAATATTGGATACCTAAAAAACTATGCAGAAAATTAATTGTAAATAAAAAACTTGGAGGCAATGTATGTGTACCATCATTCATAGCTGAAAAAATTGGATTTAATATAGAAAATTGCAATGCAGATGTAGAAGTAATACATCACATACCTGAAGCACAAGATAAATCAAATATAAAACATGATTCAGACCTTTTTAGATAGCCAAATAAAAGCGATAGATAAATTAAATACTGTCAAGTGTGGTGCTTTATTTATGGAAGCTGGTACAGGTAAAACTCGTTCTGCTTTAGAACTTATAAAAAATACTAATGCAGATTATGTTTTGTGGTTTACCCCTTTTCAAACAAAAGCAAATTTACAAAATGAAATAAATAAATGGGGTGGTTTAGATTGTGATATAGTGGGCATTGAAAGCATCCAAAACAGCGATAGAATATTTTTAAAATATTTACAAAAATGCGAAGTAGCTAAAAGAGCATTTATTGTTGTAGATGAAAGTTTAAAAATAAAAAATGCTGATGCCAAACGAACACATAGACTTTTGCAATTATCTGAAAAATCAGAATATCGAATAATATTAAATGGAACTCCATTAAGCAGAAATTTACTTGACTTATGGTCTCAAATGGAATTTTTATCTCCAAAAATATTAAAAATGGGATTACCTGAATTTAAAAATACTTTTTGTGAGTATATTAAAATAATCTATCATTCACCGGGTTTTGGAAAATCTAATACGAAAGAATTTATAAAAAAATATCACAACATTGATTATCTATATTCATTAATTGAGCCTTTTATTTTTGAAAGCAAATTATCACTAAGTATCGGACAACAACATATTAATATTGATTACACTTTAACTGATGAAGAAAAAGAACAACATGAAAAATTAAAAGAAAAATATTTAGATAATGAAATTTTAATTGCAATGAATAATAATATATTTTTAGAGATTACTCAAAAAATGCAACACAACTATTCTTTAAGTCCTTCAAAATTTAAAATAGTAGATAAATTGTTATCAAAAATTGACAAATCAAAAGTTTTAATTTATGCTAAATATATTAATTCGCAAGAAGTGCTTTCAAAACATTATAAGGATGTTAAAATAATGAGTCTACAAAAACATTCTTACGGATTGAATTTGCAAGATTACAATACAATAATATTTTGGGATAAGACTTGGGATTATGCCCAACGAGAACAAATAGAAAGAAGAATATTTCGCACAGGACAAATATCAAATTGTATTTACTATGATTTGACTGGCAATGTAGGCCTTGAAAAAATGATAAATCAAAACATTGAAAGAAAAAGAAATTTACTTGATGTATTTGTAGAAATGGATATAAAACAATTAAAAAAAGAATTATGAAAAAATATATAGACATAAATGTTTACGATGCTGCAATGCAAAGAATTGAATTTATTTTTTTAAATTTTGAAAAAGTTTATGTTTCTTTTTCTGGCGGAAAAGATAGTGGGGTTTTATTAAATATTGTCATTGATTATGTCAGAAAACATAAAATTACTAAAAAAGTTGGAGTTCAAATATTAGATAATGAGGCTAACTATGAATACTCTTTAAAATTTATGCACAAAATTATAAAAGAAAATTTAGACATTCTTGAAGTATATTGGTGTTGTTTGCCCATAACTCTTCCTTGTACTGTTTCTTCTTATGAAACTAATTGGCAATGTTGGGGGGTTAATGATGAACAAAGGTGGATAAGACCAATGCCTAAAGAAGATTATATTGTAAATATTTACAATCATAAGTTTACTTTTTTTAAAGAAAATATGAGTTATTCTGATTTTTGGGATAATTTTTCTGAATGGTATTCTGAAGGTAAATTAACAGCCAATCTTATAGGAATTAGAGCTGATGAAAGTTTAAATAGATTTAGAGCAATAGCAAATGAACAAAAGGAAACTTTGAAAGGAAAGAATTGGACTAAAAAAAACACTAAAAACGTATTTAATTGCTATCCTATTTATGATTGGAGAACAAAAGATATATGGGTAGCAAATGCAAAATTTGGATGGAATTATAATGAACTATATAATGTATTTTATATGGCCGGGTTGAATATTTCACAAATGCGTGTAGCAAGTCCATTTATGAGCGAAAGTAAATCATCATTAAATCTTTACAGAGTAATAGACCCATCCGTATGGCAAAGATTGTGTGCAAGAGTAATGGGTGCTAATTTTGTAGCAACATATGGGAAACAGTTGGATTACAAATCATTTAATCTTCCGCCAAAACACACATGGAAATCATTTACAAAATTTTTACTTAACACACTACCTAAAGAAACAGCAAATCATTATAAAATGCGTTTTGTTCAATCTTTTAAATATTGGGGTCGAGTTGGCAGAGGTCTAAAACCAAAAACAATAAAAGAATTAAAAGAAATTGGTGTTGATTTTGAAATAAACGGGAAAACAGCACACGGAAAAAAAGAATTAGACAGAATCATAATAAAATCTTTTCCTGACCATGTTGATGAGTTAAGTGGTAATCATAGCGATGTTGCGAGTTGGAAAAGATTTGCAATTACTATACTAAAAAATGACCATACATGTAAATACATGGGTCTTGCTCCAACAAAAGATAAATTAGAAAGATTAAAACAAATAAAACATAAATATTCAAAATTATGAAAGTAATAGATGTAAATCAATTAGTTAGTACTAATAGAGAAATCAAATTTAAAGAGGGTTATAGTATGCGACCAGTAATAGCATCTGATGGTATGGGTTTTAGTGTTCATAAAACAATGATACGAAAAGGCACTATAGGTCATTGGCATTATAAAAATCATTTAGAAAGTTGTTATTGTATATCAGGAAAAGGAATTTTAACATCTTTAGACACAGGAGAAAAATACGAAATAACTCCAGATGTAATTTATTCATTAGATAAACATGATAATCATACATTTGAAGCATTAACAGATGTAGTATTAATATCAATTTTTAATCCCCCAGTAAAAGGAACAGAAACACATAAAAAAGATGGAAGTTATGAAATTTAAAAGTCCAGTTTATAATGTAATGGCGATACCTGTTGACAAAATACAGGCAAACGAATATAATCCAAACTCAGTTGCTCCTCCTGAAATGGAATTATTAAAAATATCAATTAGAGAGGATGGTTACACGCAGCCTGTGGTATGCTTTTATGATAAAGATTTAGATAAATATATAGTTGTAGATGGATTTCACAGATATAGGGTAATAAGAGAAAACAAAGACATATTTGACAGAGAGAATGGGTGTTTACCCGTTGTAGTAATTGAAAAAGAATTAGGCGAAAGAATGGCATCAACCATTAGGCACAATAGAGCAAGGGGAACACACAATATTGAGTTGATGAGTAATATTGTTACTGAGTTAGTTGAAATGGGAAAAGGAGATTTGTGGATTTGTAAGCATATTGGAATGAGTGCTGATGAGTTGTTGCGATTAAAACAAATAACAGGATTAGCGGCATTATTTAGAAATCAAGAATTTTCCCAAAGTTGGGAAGTAAATAGGTAAATTGTTCCACATTCAGCATTTTCCTTATTCTTCTTTATATTAATAACAGTCTAAAAATGAAAAGTTTTTTTTTGAAATTCCTAAAAAAGATGCGGATGTGTCACGGATTCGCCTCAAAGCCAATAGGGGCGCACGTTACAAAGAAAAACCAATGTGGCACGGATGTGGAACAAATGTGGCACAATACACAATCTATCAACAAGTATATGTCTAATAACCATATTTTGTACCTTGCATTCAGTTTAGGCAGTCCCATTGCCGACAATAACTATTTTATTGGCCCTTTATTGAAAATTGGAATGGGACTCCAATGAGTAAATAGAGGGCTTTTTTATATCACAAAATGAAAGTAAGCATATTTAAAAACTTCAACGAAGTATCGGCAGCATATCACCGGGATGTGTACGATATCCTCAATCGTATCAAGGAGGGCAAATCGAAGCATATCATTGATGAGATTGAAAGCACTACCGATGAGGCTAAGCAGAAGCAACTCAAGAACACCTTACCTGCGATATTGTTTAGCGGTACATTTACCCAACGAAATGCCGTAAGTATTATCGAGCATTCAGGACTTATCTGCCTTGACTTCGATAACTTTGATTCGGCAGAGCAAATGAACCAATACAGGGAATCGTTTATTTCAGACCCTTTTACCTTTGCTTGTTTCCTATCACCAAGAAGAAATGGGTTAAAGGTATTAGTCAAGATTCCAAAGGATATCCCAAATCACAAGAGGTATTTTGATTCGTTAAAGGATAAGTATAACTCACCGTATTTTGATATTCATTGCAGCGATATCTGTCGAATCTGCTTTGAATCCTATGACCCCAATCTATACATCAATAGTGATAGCGTAGAATGGACAGAACTCAAGGAAGTTGATATCTATGAAGTTACCGAAGAAGTAAGAGTGCCAATTAAATCCGATAACGAGATAATCAGCCGATTGCTAAAGTGGTTTAACAAATACTCAATGACATCAGGTGAACGCAATGCCAATCTATTCAAACTGGCATCAGCTTTGAATGATTATGGGATAAGCCTTAACGAAGCTATGAGGGTATGTTTACAATTTCAACAGAAGGACTTTACCCAGCGTGAGATTGACACAACGGTCAAAAGTGCTTACAAGAAGACATCTCAGCATCACACCAAGTTCTTTGAGGATATCCATACCAAGAAGAGAATTGAGGAGTTAATTCGGTCGGGTAAAGACATCAAGATAGTTCGTAAGGCATTCCCTGAGTTAAATGATGAGGAGTTTGATACTGCCGTAGAATCGGTTAAGGACAATATCAGCGTTACTGATTTTTGGGAATACACTCAAAAGGGTAATGTTATTGTACAACATCATAAGTTCAAAGCCTTCTTACAAGAGCATAACTTCTACAAGTATTATCCTTCCAATGCTGGGTTTATTTTTATCAATATCTTTGAAAACCTAATTGAAGAAACAAATAAGGACAAGATAAAAGACTTTGTACTCCATCATCTTGAGAATGCCGAAAACATTGGGATGAAGCCTTTTGATTTTATGGCAGGGAACACTAAGTTTTTCACTTATGACTACTTATCTTTCTTGAATACTAAAGATGTTACTTTGCTTGAAGATACCCAAGAAGAAGCATACCTGTACTATCTCAACAAAGTGGTAAAGGTATCAAAGACTACTGTCGAAGAGATTGATTATATTGATTCGGGGGGCTATGTTTGGAAGAATCAAATAATCCAACGCAACTATAAAAAGTCAGATAGTAATGGTTGTGTATACGAAAGATTCATCAATCTTGTTGCAGGAAGCGATATAGAGCGATTTAGGAGCATTAAATCGGTTATTGGATACTTACTTCATTCGTTCAAAACAAGCGCAAACAACAAGGCTATAATACTCAATGATGAAACTATCAGCGACACACCGAATGGTGGTAGCGGTAAGGGGTTATTTAGCAACGGGATAAGCAAGATGAAGAAGTTAAATAGCCTTGACGGTAAGATATTTAGTTTTAACGACCAATTCAAATATCAAACCATTTCAACGGATACTCAAGTGCTGGTATTCGATGATGTCAAGAAGAACTTTGACTTTGAAAGTCTTTTTAGCCTTATAACCGAAGGGATAACCATTGAACGCAAGGGACAATTGGCAATTAAACTACCTGTAAACAAATCACCTAAGATTCTTATCAATACTAATTATACTATCGGTGGCGCAGGGGGTTCATTTGATAGAAGAAAGTTTGAGGTGGAGTTTAGCAGTTACTTCAATGCCAACCATACCCCATTGCAAGAATTTAAACACTTACTATTCGATGAATGGTCGGAAGAAGAATGGGCAAGGTTTGATAACTTTATGATTGGTTGCGTTCAATTCTATTTTGAGAATGGATTAATTCTATCCGAGTTTAAGAACTTGGAGGTAAGGAAGTTTATCAGCAAGACCTCAAATGAGTTCTACGAGTACACACAGGATGCTGAAAATATGCCTTTAAACAGAAGAATATACGCTAAAACATTCTTTGAAAATATTGTAGAAGAATACCCTGATTTACGCAAATGGCTAACCCAAAAAAGATTAAAGATGTGGATAGACAACTATGCGCTATTCTACAATAAGAAGGTAGTTTTTGACAAAGACCACACGGGTAGATACTTTGAGATAAAAACAACCAATAGTGAATTTAATGATGACTTTCCTTTTTAATTAAATAAATAACATATCTTTGCACAATGACTAAGAAACCAACACGAGGCAGACCGCCTAAGTATCAACAAGGCACGAAACTAACAACCATTACCCGGTCAGTACCAGCATCCCTGATAGCTGAGATTGACTCGGCTATCAAAGAATTAAAAAGCAAATTGATAAAACTATAGTAGTTTTGCATAATTATGGCAGCACCTAAAGGACATCCGAAGTACGGAGGAAGAGAGAAGGGGGTAACTAACAAGCTAACGGTTGAGGCAAGAGAACTTTTTACCCTTACACTTGCAGGACAAGTGGAGCATATATCAGAAGCCTTTGAGAAAGTAAGACATAGCAACCCTGAGAAATACCTTGACCTATTTGCTAAGTATGCTCAATACTTTGTGCCTAAGTATGTTGATGTAAGTAGCAACGGTGAGCAAGTGAAGCAAGTCTTTATGATTGCTGGGCAGGAGGTAGAATTATGACCGAAGCAAAGCAAGTATTATTTGAATCATTCCCTAAGCAAGAGGAGTTTCTTAAAGCAGTTTTCAGCTTTAAGTACAACTTCATTATGTACGGAGGCGCAATCAGGGGTGGCAAGACGTTCGCAGGACTTAGTGCTTTGCTTTTGCTTAGTAAGAAATTCCACAATAGCAAATGGGTAGTGGTGAGAAATAACCTTCAAACATTGAAGCGTACAACTATTCCATCATTCAACAAGATATGCCCGACATCATTCATTAAGACATACAACCAAGATACACAGACAGTTACCTTTACCAATGGCAGTCAGATATTATTCTTGGGTGAGAATTACGATGATGATAAAGAACTAAATAGATTTCGGGGTATTGAGTGCAATGGATTCTTGCTTGAAGAGGTCAACGAGTTACAAGAAGTAACATTCTATAAGTGCATAGAGAGGGCAGGGTCGCATATTATCCCTAACCAACCCAAGCCAATGATATTGGCAACTGCTAACCCTGCAAACAATTGGGTTAAGACTAATATTTACGATAAGTACAAGGCAGATGCTTTGCCCCATAATTGGCTATACATCCCCTCCAAGATAACCGATAACCCTTACATCCCTGCCGATTACCTTGAATCTTTAAAATCAATGCCAAGATATCAATATGAGGTATTCGTTGAGGGCAATTGGGATATTCAGCTAAAAGTAGGCGGTGAGTTTTATAAGTGCTTTGAACTTGACAAGCACGTTAGGCAATGTCCTTACAACCCTAACCTACCTTTGCACATTAGCTTTGATGAGAACGTGAACCCTTACTTGCCGATGGGAATCTATCAGATAGACGGCAGACATATAATGCAGATTGATGAGATAGCAGGGGTTAACCCTAACAACACTATCAAAGCGGTGTGCGGTGAGTTTAGCCGTAAGTATCCAAGCCATAATGCCGGGTTATTTATCTACGGAGATGCTACCTCCAAGAAGGCAGATGTTAAACTTGAACAAGGGCATAATTTTTTTAGGCTTATCACCGATGCCCTTGTACAGTACAAGCCAAGACTAAGGGTAGGCACATCGAATCCAAGCGTGGCGATGCGTGGTAGCTTTATCAATGCGGTGTTTGAGAACGAGTTTGATGGCATCAGGATAACTTTTGACCCATTGTGTAAGCGTTCGATAAACGATTTCGTATTGACTAAGGAATCCGCAGACGGTACAAAGAACAAGGAGATGGAAACCGACCCGACTACGAAGGTTCGTTCTCAGAAGGTGGGCCACTATTCCGATTGCTTTGATTACATGATAGTTCAGGCTTTTGCTGACTCATTTGCCAAGTATCAACGAGGGGGTGCAAACATTCGCCCCCATGTCGGAAAAAATTATTCCAAGAATTTGTATTAATTATCTAACTTTGCACTATGGCTTACCTTATTTTGTCTGATTATTGGCGTGGCATCCAAAAGGACTTATTAACCCAAATCATTTCGGGCGAGTATACTTACCTAACACAAGATGAGGCTGCATCAGTTGCTGAGGCTAAGTCTTACTTGGTTCAAAAGTACGATACTACTACTGAATTTCAAGCTACTTCTGTTTACGATTACAATGCAACCTATAAGGGTAGAAACAGATTTTACCTTGATGCTTCGGCATACAACCCAAGCAGCACATATGCTATTCATTCATTGGTATTGTATAGCGGATATGTTTACATTAGCACGGTAGCTATTACTGTACCTGAAACTTGGAACGCAGCACATTGGCAACAACTTGGTAAGCAGTACGCTATCTACAATATTGATACTATTAATCCTATCTATGATTTCTATACTTCTTACAATGTAGGAGATTTAGTTTGGTATAAGGATAAGACTTATACTTGTATAGTTGATAATACTGGGTACTTCCCTGATACGCACCCTTACTATTGGGGTACAGGCACAAGTTATACTGTTGCAGGTAATACATTCATTAGCGGCAATGCTGCCTTTGTCTATGGCGATAATCGTAATGCTCAGTTAGTGCTATACATCAGCGATATACTTCTCTATCACATTGAGCGCAGAATAGCACCGCAGAACATCCCCGACCTAAGAGTAAAGCGTTATGATGATGCGATAGCTTGGTTGAAGAACGCTGCCGAAGGGGATACGATTACTGCCGATATTCCATTATTACAACCGAATCAAGGGCGCAGAATAAGATACGGCTCACGATTACCTAAACAGAACAATAACTTCTAATGGCTTTCCTTCCAAATATATTCAATCGCACCGCCCCTGCGCCTTCAGTTAAGGAGGCAAACAAAGCACCTATTATTCCATTACAGATGTTGCGTATCCGTCAGGATGTAACAACACGAAAGGCGGCTATTGATGAAGCAGAGAGGGCATACTTCCCTTATCGGGTTAAGATGCAACAGATGTTTGTCAACACAAGAGAGAACGCTTTTATCCGTGCTTGTATTGATAGAAGAAAAGACCTTACATTATTGAGAAAGTGGGAGTTTAGGAATGCCAACAATGAAATAGATGAAAATCTAACTGCATTATTTTGTGAAACTATTGGAGGTAAGACGCAGATAAAAACTTGGTTTTATAATTACCTCAGCACCGCCCTTGATGCTATTTACTATGGTTATTCACTTATCTATCTTGGAGATTTAGTTAATGGAGAGTTTCCATACCTTACACCTGTTAAACGGCAAAACGTATCGCCCGACCGATTGAACATTGGTAGTTTCCCTTATATGACAACGGGGGTAGAGTTCTTAACCGATGAAGAATACAAAGATTGGTATGTTTATGTCAACACCCCGAACGAATTAGGTACATCACCTTGCGGTTATGGGTTGTTTTGGGAGTTGTCTATTTACGAAATATTCCTCCGCAACCTTGTAGGTTTTAACGGTGATTTTGTGGAGTTATTCGCCCAACCATTCAGGGTAGGTAGAACCAATAAGACAGAAGAATATGAACGAGCAGCTTTTGAATCTACACTTGCTCAAATGGGCAGCAGTGGCTATGCTATTCTCGATGATATTGGTGATAGTATCGAGTTCATCGAAACATCATTAGGAGGTACAGGGTACAAAGGATATACAGATTTTGAGCAACGATTAGAGGCTAAGTGTTCGCAGTTGATTCTTGGACACGCTGATGCCATCAAGTCTGTACCGGGTAAGTTAGGAGTACAAGGCGAAGGCTCACCTGCTGAGAGTGCGTTACTTGACAAGCAGACACGAGATGCGGCATTCATATTGCCGTATGTCAACAAGGTTCTATTTGAGAAAATGCGTAATCTTGGTTTCAATATTCCCGAAGGTTCGATGGCTTGTATGATGAACGATAACGAAGAGAATGAGATAGCATTTCACTTTGCTGATATGGCGGTGAAGATGAAACAAGCTGGGTTACAGATGGATGCGGAATATTTTAGCGAAAAAACAGGAATACCTGTTGCGCAGATGCAACCGCCAACGGTTAACCCAATACCTCAAAAGGTGCAGAATAAACTTAATCTACTCTACGGCAAGTGAAATACACCGAGAAGCAAATAAAAGCCTTAATCGAAGGGATATATGACGGTACTTACACACCGACAAATATCCCCGAAGATTTATATTTTGCCATTGCTGATTATTTGCAAAAGGGTATGCTTGAAGGCTTCGGTGCTACTATTGCCGACATAGCCGATATCCCACTACTGCAAGAACTGAATACGAATGTGTATATGTTCTCTGCGGCTAAGTCTTTTACTGAATTGCAAGAGATGACATCATTACTAACCGATGGAGATAGAGTATTATCTTATCGGGAGTTTGCCCCATTAGCGAGGGAGAAGTACGATGTTTATAACGAAAGCTATCTACTAAGCGAATACAACACCGCCATTGCTCAAGGTGATGCTGCGGCTAAATGGAAGGAGATAGAAAAGCAAAAGGATATACTACCGAACCTAAGATACTTAACCATCGGCAATGCTTGTGATATCTGCTCACCATTGGATGGGTTAACTGCGCCTGTTGATGACCGTATTTGGAATAGTGTAGCACCAACAAATCACTTCAACTGCAAGTGTATATTGATACAAGAGGATGAGAATGTATCCCTAACCGAATCACCTGAAAGCGTAGTAGAGCCTGTATTGGATGCTATGAGAACCAAAGGGCAGGATATTTTCATCAACAATGTAGGCAAGACTGGGGAGATATTTACCAAAGAACATCCTTACTTTGATGTTGCCGCTGAGTATAAAACTTTAGCAAAACAAAACTTTAATTTACCTTTACCGAATTATGATACAAACTAAAAACCTTTTAACGGCTGAAATAACCGATTGGCTTCAAAAATCAATTGCGAGTGAGTTATTCGCATCGCACTTATACAAGCACTTAGCAAACCAATTGCAACGGCTTGGATACTTTGGTGCGCAGAAGTTTTGGCTCAAGGAATCAGCCGATGAGTTAACTCACTATCAGATTCACGTTGATTTTATGAATGACATGGGTAGTGTAGCTATGCTTCCTGCCATTCAACCTATCAAGGAAACAATCAATAGCATCGAGGATGCCCTTGCTATTGCCTACAAGACTGAGATGGACTTATTGAATCAATACAAGGAGTTCTACAAGATTGCCGAAGAGCAAGACTGCATAGTAGATATTTACTTGCATCAGTTCATTGACATTCAACGTAAAGCCGTAGGTGAGTATGGTGATTTGATTTCACGCTATACTCGTTGCGGTAAGAATGAAGCGGCTATCTTGGAGTTTGACGAATATCTTGGTGAACTATGAGTAAGTCTATGAAGACTGCCATTGGGATGACCATAAAACACTATGAGAATTATGGCAGACCATTGAAGGCTATAAACTTGCACCCTAATAATTGGGAGAAACTGCGTAGTGAGTATCTTGCTGAGTTTCCTCAAGAGGATATAAACATCGACCACTTCAACGAGATAATGATTAAGGATGTGGTAGTGAAGAAGGGTAGTTTGTTAATGAAGGATGGGGTGTACTTGGAGTTTAAAGTGCTTACCTATGATGAAGAGCATAAGAAGGCAGAAGAGGCTAAACTTGAGAAACTGATTGACGAAAATAAATAATGAATAGCTTTAACTTTGAAAAAGTCCGTGCTAACTTGCTGAGAACGCAGAGGGAGATTCCCTTGCGCTTGGCAAAACAAGCAGAGAAGCACTTTGCTGAATCATTCAGTAAGGGGCGGTTGGATGAGTACAAGTGGAAGGAAGTAGATAGAAGGATACCCGGTACTAAGACTTGGAAGTATAAGCCTAAGGGAGTATCAATATCAGCGCATCGCAGTAACCCTATATTAGTTCAGTCGGGCAATCTTCGCAGAAAGGTTAACCGCTCTATTCACACCGTGCGCCCCGATATGATTAAACTTGTGGTAGACTTACCCTATGCGGCTATTCACAATGAGGGTGGGATGACAGGAAGGAATCACGCATCGCAGATACCTGCTCGACCTTTTATGAAACAAACAAAGACACTAACCAAGATGCAGACAGAATTAATCACAACTTATATGAATAAAATATGGCGAGGACAGTAGCGCAATGCAATACATTATTGGTCGATGCTTTAGTTTCGCAGTTCGCAAACGTAGGAATCACCATTGACCCGACTAAATGGTCAACACGCAACTTAATGCGTTTGATTTGCTATACGATAGCTATCGGGCAATCAACGCTTGAGCAATTGTGGGATGTTGCAATTGCCTCGATGACATCGATACAACAGAAAGCCATTGCTGGTAGCTTTGCGTGGTTACAAGATAGAATCTTCCGCTTTCAATATTCACCAACATCACCCCAATTATTAGTAGTAACCAATGGCACGGCTGACTATGCGACCATAGACGAAACATTGCGCATTATTGATGCCTGTGCTATTAGTTCTACTATTGCTAACACGGTGAATATCAAGGTGGCAACGGGTAGCCCATTGGCGGCATTATCAACACCACAATTGAATGCGGTGCAGTCTTATGTTTACAATATCGGTATCGCAGGGATAACATACAATGTAACAAGTGCGAATGCGGATAGGTTATACTTGGAAGGTACTATCTATTACGATGGTTCTTACTCTGCGATTATTTTAAACAATGTCATCAATGGGGTTACTAACTATTTAAATAACCTATCCAAGACAAGATTCGGAGGGGATATTTTGATGAGTGATATTGAAGTTTATGTCAAGAGTATTGAGGGGGTTAACGATGTGATATTTGAAAGGGTAGCTTGTAGATATGCTTCACAAAGTATATTCGGGGGCATTGACCTTGTGCTTTATGGCGATTGGATTAACCGCAAATACACAACATATTCGGGGTACTTATTCCCTGAGGATACAACAGGATATACTATTACCGACAAGATAACATTCATCGCAGAATAATGGGATTGTTTAACTTTAATACCAACCAAATAGTAAGCAACTTAACCCCTATCAATAAAAGGGTTAATGGGTTCTTACAGTTCTTGTATGGCTTATATGAAGGAGTGAAAGATATATTTTTTCTATCAGAATCGGCATATACAGGGCAGCCATCAATTGTAGATATTCACAATGTAGTAAGTACATACAGTATCGGTGCTATTGTTCAGGATATGGCGAGTGGTGGGGTGTATGAATCGTTGATAAATTTCAACACAGATACGCTTGATAATACTAATTCTTGGCGCAAGATATCGACATCAATTATCGGGATGAAGGAATCGGTAAACTACGATGCAAGTGTGATAAGTTTAACCTATGCCTTGAATAGAAGATATCAGACTACATTTTTAGCTGACCCCAATGTACAAGTTTCGGATATCAACATTACGGGTATAGTTGATGGGTTGCCGATGTTTCAAGTGGGCGGTGTTGAGGCAAATAGTTCTTACCTTAGCTCGATGAACCCCGATAGTAGTGATGGCTATATTGCCGCACAAAATACTGCGAGTTATCAAGTAGGCTTTTCGGTGAATGTACCTGCTTCTTGGCATCCTGTATATTTCACAACATTTACCGAATGCGAAACCTCGATTAGAAATTATTTAAAACCATTAGTGCCGATAGGCATATTTTACCAAGTAACAGATTATTAATTATGAAATCAATAGTAACAACCGACATCACCGCATCGGCAGCAGCAAAGATTAAAAAGGGAACACTTGACCATCTCAATGCGATGGCATCGGAAGGGCCTGTCGAATTAGCTAAATCTTTAATTGGGGCTGATTACGATGTTACCAAAGCATACATCTTATATGGGTGTGAGGATTCAAATGCCTCTGCAACGGTATTTGATATGAGTGCAGGGTTAGTATTATGGGGCGGTGAGTTATACATAACCCCTGCGCAATCGATAACGGTATCGGCAGGACAGACTATTAGATTCTACCCTACTCCATCGTATACAACGAGTGCGGCTGCCGACCCTGTTACCTTTACCGATGGCACAACGCACAACATCCACTTGAATCAAGGTGGTGTTTGGGTAGGTGCTTCCACAGGCTCAACGGTTACTTTGTTGGATAATATGTTGAGGGCAAATAATTTGCCTAAGCAAACTCAAACAATTAATGCTTTTTATACAGTTAATACTACCGTTACTGCGGTTAGAAATAGAAACGGATTGGTAAGTTTAAGCGGTGAAATATTAGCAGGTGTATCAAGTTCGGCAGGTGATACATTATTTACATTACCATCAGGATATCGCCCAGCAGTAGCTAAAGTATTGAATTTAGGTATGTATAAAATAGGAGGGCCTACTACTTGTAGACTTACCATTAATACAAATGGTACTGTGGTTTTAAGCGCAGTCGCAGCAGGGCCAAATACTTACAATATTTCTTTTGATAATATCCACTTTTATAATTACTAATGGATAAACCCAAGCACACTTCAATATCTCAGCAATTTAGGGCGGTGGGTTATCTTCGACCTTCCGACCATAGATTCATAGAGGCATACACAAAGGTACACGAGGTGAGTAGGTCAAGTATTGTTGAGACGGCTATACATCAGTTCATACAATCTATTCCCCCCGATATTCGTGTGCAAATCATCAGGAGGGCAAGGAATGAATATTAAGTGGCACACTTAATCTAACACCCCATACCATCGGTATACTTTTGTATCGATGTATACTCAATTTACAATAGATGTCAATGCCGATGAGCCTATAATGCTTTTAAACAAGCAGATAGGTGCTACCTATGATGAGCAAGGCAATTGGGATGGTACACCTTACATTGATGGTTCAGAATTTCAAGCAGAATTACTATCATTAGACAATCTTGGTAAGAAACGCATTCAAGTATGGGTAAATTCACCCGGTGGAAGCGTGATGGATGGGATGAGTATATTCTCTGCAATCCTCAAGTCTGAAACACCTGTCGATACTTACAATGTCGGTGTCGCTGCTTCTATTGCAGGGGCAATATTCATGGCAGGGCGTAAGCGTTATATGTCAGATTATGCTCAGTTTATGATGCACCCCGTTGGTGGTGCGGAAGGTAAGGCAAAACAAGCGTTTACTGATTCAGTAGCAAAGATGCTATCGGGTAAGGCTGGTATGGATGAAGATACGGTAAATGGCTACATGGCTATTACATCTTGGATAGGTGCTGCGGAGGCTTTAATGAAAGGCATCGCAACCGACATTGAGTACACAAAGGAAGCAAACAAAAAGTATATGCCAACAGAAGTCAAAGCAATGTTGGAGTATTCAAACAATATTTTAAATCAAAATCTAAACCCTAAAAAAATGTTAGAAGTAACAAATAAGCTAAACTTAGCTGAGGGGGCTGCTGAGAGTGAGATTCTAAATGCTATCAACGCATTGGAAGAAGCTAAAACTCAAGCGACCAACTCGTTAACGGAGGCTCAAGAAAAAGTAAGCCAATTAGAAGCTGAGTTAGCATCAGCTATGGAGGCATTAAGTAAAGCCAATGAAGATGCCGCTATCGAAGCCGCAACAAACATGGTAAACTCATTTAAGACAAGAATCGGTAACGATGTTAATGTTGTAAACAAATGGGTAAACCTTGCTAAGAACGACATGGAAGGTACTAAGAGTATCCTTGAAGCATTGCCGTTGAATGTATCTGCTCCTAAGGCTGAGAACAACGCTGACCGCACCGCTCCATTGACTGCTGCTTCTGTAATGGCTGAATTGCAAATGAAAAATCAATCTAAGAAAAACTAAACCCCTCAATAAAAATCAAAATGAAAAATTTAAGAAAAATCTCTCTATCGCTATTCTTGATGGGGTTCGTTAGCACGGCCTTGTCAATGGTTCTTGGCGCACCTGCACTTATGATTGCAGTTATCCTCTTTGTCGGAGGTATGGTAAAAGGCTTTATCGCACCAGGCGGTATGCCAAGTGGACTTGCCTATGATGGTTTCGTAATCAGCGATACTACCTATGCAGGAGAAGCTGCCTCTCAATTCATCGTTAAGGCTATCACATCAAACGTGATGGTTCAAGACGGACACATCTACGTTCGTGATGGTATCAAATATAAGTTCACTATACCACGTTGGGATGCCGTTTACACAGACTTAATCCAAGAGCGTCAAGCTACACCTATTGCACAAGGTAATTTAACTGTAAGCGGTCAGGCTTTGACTTTGGAAGATTACATGATTTATACAGAGTTCAACCCTCGTGATTTTGAACAACATTGGTTTGCTACTCAGTTGAATCCTACGTTAATCGACCGCACTTTACCTGCTTCAGTTGAATCAACTGTTATTCAGCAAGTATTGAAACGTCATGACCGTTTCTTGAATGAAATCATTTGGAAAGGAGATAAGACAAGTACTTCTTATTTAAAGTATTTCAATGGTTTGAAAACTAAAGCTACTGCTTCAGGTGAAACTTTGAAAGTAGGTTCTCCAACAACATTAACCAATGCTAATATCGCAGGTGAATTTGAAAAAGGATACGCCAAGATTCCTTTCGCCTTACGTTATGACCCTGAAATGAAAATCTTTGTATCTTACAAGACTTTCGATTTATGGAGACAATATCAATATGGTGCTGCTGGTTCTACTGTATCTAACTTCTACAAAGGTATCGATGTAACTCAAATGGGAGTTGCTATGTTTGCAGGTTTACCGATTGTAAAAGTTCCTGACTTCCCAGATGATTACTACATGATTGCTAAGGGTAACAGTACACCGGGTTCAAATCTTTGGTTAGGTATGAACTCAGTAGATGACCCGAAAATCTACATGAATCGTGTACAGAATAACTCTGAGTTATGGTTTGTGAAGATGCTTATGAAAGTGGATGTACAGATTGGTTGGAATGCTGAAACAGTAACTTACGAATAATTATGAATCAGGATATAATCAACTGGTTAATTACTTATCCTAATACTGAAAATGTATACTTGAACGAAGGTGGAGAGTGGTCTTTCCACCCTCGTCAAGGATTCGATAAAGTAATAAGCCGTGCGGAAGCACTTGCTGAACCAAAAGAATCAACTGAAACAAAAGAAATAAAAGAAAAACCCTCAAAAAATAAATAATAATGGCAACTACTGCAAGATTTTCGGGAGCGAAAAATATAGATAATACAGGCCGTGCGCTTCGTATTGATACTCAAACATTAACATCGGCTTCTACCATCGCTTGTACGGTGAAAGGATTAGCCGCTAAAACATACTTCACTTGTGCCTTATCTACTGCTACACCAAGTGTAACAATCAATGCAGGTTCAAGCACAACTGCACCTTATGTTGGTGATGAGTGTGTATTTTTACTAACTGCTGATGGTACAACTCGTGTTGTAACCTTCTCAACTAATTTTACCTCTGCTGGTACATTAAGCGTAACTGCTTCTAAGAATGCGACAATCACTTTCGTATTCAATGGTACAAGTTGGCAAGAAGTTTCTCGTGCTGTAACCGCTTAATAACCCATAATATAAAAACATGGCATTACCAAGTATAACTTTTATCGAAGGGCAAGGCGGCTTAGGTCGGCCATTGCCTAATAACGACCATATCTCAGGATTGCTGATTTATACTGGTGCTTCATTGCCATCGGGATTTACGGCATCAACTGCGAAGGCTTTATATTCAACGGATGATGCAATCGCAGCAGGTATCAAAAATGATTTCTCAGATGCTACAGCTGCAACGGGTAAGTATACCGTAAGTACGGCAGGTGCGACAGGAGATACATTTAAGTTAACAGTTGCTGAGTTAACACCTTCAACGGGTGCTGCTCGTACAACTACGCTTTGTAACTTTACTCTCACTACTGCTTCACCTACTACAACTACTACGGCTGCTGAAATCGCTGCTGCCATCAATACAGGTACATCTACACACGGATATACGGCAACTTCTGCATTAGCCGTTTGTACCATCACCGCCCCTAAAGCACAAGGTGCTTATCTTAACTCAGGTACTCCATTAGTAGCTACTATTACAGGAGCAATCGTAGGTACTATTGTTCAGTTCGGTGGTTCGGGTATGACATCAGGTGTTGCATCTAATCAGATTCAATGGTACTATCAAATCAGCGAGTTCTTCCGTATGCAACCAAAAGGTAAATTATGGGTAGGATTCTTTGCCGTACCGGGTACATATACCTTTAGCGAGATTACCACTATGCAGAACACAACACAAGGTGAGATTCGCCAAGTGGGTGTGTTAAAGGATAGTGCAAGTGCTTGGGCATCTGCTGATTTAACGCTCATTGATACCATCTGCGAAACTAACAAGTCAACATTCCAACCTTTACAAGCGTTGTATGCGGCTAACCTACAAGCTACTACTGACATCACAACTATCAGCGACTTAACAAGTTTAACCGCTAAAAACGTGCAAACGGTGATTGGTCAAGATGGTGGTGCATTGGGTAACTTCATATATCAATCACTTGGAAGTGGTAAGAAGTCAATCACTTGCTTAGGTGCGCAACTTGGTGCGGTAGCACTTCGTAAAGTATCTGAGAGTATTGCATGGGTTGAGAAAACCAACCTCAGCAACGGTGTAGAATTGGAAACTCCTGCGTTCTGTAATGGTCAATTGGTATCAGCGTTGAGTTCATCAGCGTTGGAATCAATCAACACTAAGCGTCATGTGTTCTTAAAGAAGTTCAGAGGCTATGCAGGTACATTCTTCAACGATAGCCACATGGCAATCATTCAAACGAGTGATTACGCTTATATGGAGAACAACAGAACAATCTGCAAGGCAGAGCGTTTGTTGTACACTTCTTATGTGCCTGTCTTGAATAGTCCAATTCAATTCAATGCTAACGGTACTCTTACCGATGTAACGGTTGCTTACTTTGAAAATATCGGAAATGCTGCTCTTGACCAAATGGTTAGAGATAGTGAGTTATCTGCTAAGTCTGTAACGGTTAACCCTGTACAGAATGTACTTTCAACAAGCACTTTGATTATCACGGTAGTATTGGTTATTAACGGTGTTGCTCGACAAATTCAAATTCCAATTGGCTTTAAACCCTCAATAGCATAATGATAGCATTAGTAAACGGAGTTAATTACTCCTCAGCGAATATAACAGTAGTAATTCCAGTCATCGGTGCGGTGATTGGAATTACTAAAATTCAATACAACAAGGAACAACAAATTGATGATAACTATGGCTTAGGGCAAGACCCGGTTAGTCGTGGTTATGGTAAGAACACCTACACAGGCTCATTGAGTTTGTACAAGGATGTTTGGAATCGTATCATTGATTTATCACCTGCGAAAGACCCATTAAAGTTACCGCCTTTTGAGATTACGGTAGTATTCTCAGGTGCTAACGGTGGTTACAGAAAGGAATCTTTGCATATGTGTAACTTCAAGGCTAACCCGATGGCGGCTAACGAAGGAGATACTAAACTTGTAATTGATATTCCTCTTGCGATTGGTGGTATTGATTATGTGTAGTATCTTTGAGGCATGAGTAAACAAACCACAATACTGCCCACAGAGTTAACTACTGAAGAAGTAGACCAATACGAGGTTATCTGTCAAGACCTCGCCAAGAAGTACAACGCTCCAAAAGTTCACGTTTGCGTTCAGTTTAAGCCTGAAACAAACGAACGAGTTTTGTCTTATGTGAAAGAGCCTAACTACGAAACCAAGCTATATCTAATGGATAAAAGCGGTGAGTTAGGAATGCACATGGCAGGGGAGGAGTTAAGAAAGATTTGTCAATTGAAAGATGAATCTGATTCTTTAACTTACGGTGATGCTTGGGAGTGCGATAAGTACAAGTTAGGTGTTGCCCAGTTTTGTTTGGGAATTATCACGATAGCCTTGAATCAGTTTAAAAAAAAATAGAATCCCACGCTATTAACAACAACACCGATAGGTATGGTCGAATGGCCGCCCTAATTCGGTGTTGTTTGCATTTAAACCCTAAAGAATTGACCGAAGATGAATTTCACGAAGCATGGGCGCAAACAAAATATTACCTCGAGGTTGTTAACCAAGTTAAATTCTCATAATGACTAATTTAGTCGAATACATATTAGGACTTAGATATGCTCAATTTCAATCGGGGATAGCATCTGCACAAGCGAGTACGAAAGTTTTGAGCAAAGAGATAAATGCTCTTGGTGCGGCAATCGGGGTAACATTTGGGGTTGCTGGAATTGCTTTATTTACTAAAAGTGTTATTGAGGCAGGTACATCAGTAGAGGATGCTCGTATTGGATTAACAACATTGTTGAAAGATGGTGCAGAGGCGCAAAAGGTTATTGACCAAACGATGCGAGATGCAGCAGCAACACCTTTCAGCTTTGAATCATTATTACAAGCGAATAGAGCGTTAATTGCAGCAGGTGAAAATTCAGAACAAGCAAGAAAAGATGTATTAAACTTATCAAATGCTATTGCGGCAAGTGGAGGTGGTAATGATGAGTTGCAAAGGATGGTTGTTAATTTGCAACAAATAAAAAATGAAGGTAAGGCTACTGCAATGGATTTAAGGCAGTTTTCTTATGCAGGTATTAATCTTTATGCTGCACTTGATGCCGCAGGACTTAAACACGCAAAAGGTACTGAATTAACTTACGAGCAGATTTCTTATGCTTTACAAAAAGCACATGAAGCAGGTGGTATTTACTTTCATGGTTTAGAAAATATGGCTGGTAATACTTCCATAAAAGTATCAAATTTAAGTGATGCTTGGTTTCAATTTAGAGTAGAAATATTTGATAAGTTAAAGCCAACAATAGACAAAACTGTTACTGCTTTAATAAATGTAGTGAATTGGTTAAAAGAAAACAAAGAAGGTGTAATTTCATTCGGTAAGGCTTTGATGTATGTAGCAGGTGGGTTTACTGCTTATAAAATTGCGGTTGGTTTAGCAATACCCGTAACTACAAGTTTTGGAATTGCTGCCAATGCAGCACTTGGCCCGATAGGATTACTTATATCAGCAGTAACTGCATTAGCCTATGCTTATGATTTATCAAAAAATGCAGCACAAAAGGCACGAGATGCTTATAAAGAAGAGCAGGAAAAAGAGAAAAACCAATATGTAGGGAATCTCAATGCCGTAAAAAAAATACTTACAGATAGAGGTATTGCAGAGCAAGATGCGACAAAGAAAATATCTGAGGAATTTAAAAAGAGAGGTCAAATCGCTTTATTATCTGCTCAGACTGAAATGAAGCAATGGGATTCTGTAAAAAAATCAGGAGTACCATTAAATAAGTATGATATTGAAAATATTAGCAAAGTATCTGAAAAGATATCAGATGCCCAAGCTATGATTGCGGCAGCAGATGAGTTTATCAAACCTAAGCCAAAAGAAACTTCTGCCCTTAAAAAGGGAGGCGCAGCCAAGCCTCCTGCAACGGATAAACTCGAAAAAGCTACGGGGCAGAAAGCGGTAACGATTAACGTAAGTATAAACGACCTTATTCATGACTTTACGATTCAGACTACCAATATAACCGAAAGCGCACAAAAGGTCAAGGAAATGGTTACTAATGCCCTTCTCGATGCTATCAATAACTCACAAATGATTCCAATACGATGATAATTAATAGCAAAGCCAATACTGCGATAACATTCGAGGCAGGTGCTTACCCTAACCCACAAGGGGGTGCGCCTATCTCGTTCAATGCGGTGTCATTAAAGACTGCAATCATCACGCTATCACAAGCCAAGCAAATAGTTAAAACGCAAATACAAGGGAGAGATGGAACGGTGAAAGAATATGTAGGGATGGATGACTATGCCATCACCGTAGTTGGTACAATAACGAATGCCAATGGGGTAGAACCTGTTTCCGATAGATTAAATCTAAAAGCTATGTTAGATGCCCCGATTGCATTAGATATTACTTGCCCATTCTTGAATCAATTAGGCATTCAAAAGGCGGTAGTAGAAAGCTATGATTTGCCACAGAATGAAGGTGGTGTAAGCTATCAGACATTTACGATTAACCTTATTTCAGATATCCCCGTAGAACTAAGAATCACAGGTGTTTAACGTACAGAACAATATAACCATTGAGCAGACTCCTACTGCCGATTACCCAAGCAGAAGGGCAACGATTTACATCGATTTTTTGACGGCTTATGAGTATTCGTCATCGTGGGCAGAACAAGCGAGTAAGGGAAGTATAACCATACCAAAGAATCTTTATTATCGTTCGTATGCTCTAAACCCATTAACGGGTACGCTTATCAACATAGGTGGATTCGGTAGTACACCCTTGATAATGCGTGGTGATAAGGTTACATTGAAAGCAGGTTATGTTGGTTATAATCTTGACACAATAGCGGAGGGATGGGTGAGTAAGGTGCATTCATCAATACCGATGCAGTTTGATATTGAGGATAATATGTTTATCTTGAAGCAGACGGTGTTGAAGCCTAAGACCTTTAGTAAGACCGATAGCTTGGAGGATGTGTTGAAATACATTTGCGATTCAGTAACCGACAAGAAACTTACTTACCTTGCTAATAGTGTAACAACCTTTGGCGAGTTTAAGGTCAACGATGAAACGGCAGCATCATTGCTTGATAGGTTAAACAAAACCTACGGATTCAATAGCTATTTCAGAGGCAACGAGTTACGAAGCGGAATTAACATATATGTCGAGCAAGATATTAACTATGAAACATTCATAATGAATGGGGCTAAAGCCAATGTAGTAGAATCGAATCTTGAATATTTCCGAAAGGATGACATCCCATTGAGTGCAAAGGTGTACAGTGTGAATACTGCTGAAACTGGCGAAACAACAAAAGACGGCAAGGCTAAGACTAAGAAAGAAAGATTAACTATACTTTGTTCGTACTTCAAAGGGCAACAAAAAGTTACTGTCATCGGTAAGGATGGCTATGTGCCTGAGAATCAAGAGGGCGAACGGAGGACATTTTTTTTCCCGAATATTACCTCTACCGATAAACTTGCAGAGTTAGGCTTTGCCCAATTAAAAAACTATTATTACGATGGTTTCAAGGGTTCATTCACTACCTTTGGTTATCCATTTGTAAAGCACGGTGATGAGGTGATTTTGAAGAACCCGAAGCTACCCGAACAAGACGGAAAGTATAAGGTAAAGAGAGTTAATTACACAGGCGGTACGGATGGGTTGAGGCAAGATATAGAAATAGATTTCAGAATACCATGAGTGAACTAATACGAGCCATACGAACCATTGCAGGTACTCAATTATCTGATAAGCTACATCTAACGGATGCGGAGGTGATATCCGTTGACATTGATAGTAGAACGGCACAAGTGCAGTTAATACATGGCGAATCGAATCAAATAATAACTGCCCGATTGATGGCATCAGTATCCGATGGGTGTTTGTATATTCCAAAGATTGAGGGCAATACGGTTATTGTTGCGTATAGCGAATATGTAGAACCTTATATAGCCTTACACGGAGATATTGAAAGTATTGTATGGCTTGGGGGCGAGTATGAAGGTGTGCCTATTGTAGTTGACCCGAATAATCCGAACAATGGGTTATTGACTAAGATAAACAACCTTGAGAATCTGCTTAATGATTTGATTTCAAAATATAACTCACACACGCATAAAACTACTTGCCCAGCAGGGCCGGGTAATGCACTATCGCCATTGCCTCCTGATACTGAAACTACAACAATATCACCCATAACATCACAACCTGACATCTCTCACCCTAACATCACACACTAATGGCTTTACGATACGATATAGACTGCGACCTTACTTACATTGCCGAGCAGAATGACCTTAAATGGATAGCATCAGATATGCAACACATTGAGGATACAATTGCAGCATCAAAGGGCGAATGGAAAGAGAACCCAAGCGATGGGGTGGGTATCGATAACTATTTAAACTCATCAGGGCAGGAGGATAAACTTGCACGAATTACAATGGTGCAATTGCAAAAGGATATGTACCCTTGCAACAACCCGATAGTAAGCTATTCATCTAATGGTACGTTAACCCTTAACCCAAATATTGAACTATTATGAGTTACTTTACTTGCATCGAGAATCAGACTATCTTCGATGTGTGCTTGAATACTTACGGCACACTTGACAGACTTGGCAAACTTATGGGCGATAATAATTGGGCAGATGTAACTACCTACCCAAGTGCCGGGCAAGTATTGTACTTCGATGAGACATTGATAAACGTAATAGACACTACTAATCTTGCACAATCTTACTCACCATCCGCAGGTGATTTACAACTAAAATACGCTACACGATAATGGGCATCAGAGAGAGCATAGAATCAATACTCACGCAGATAGGCACGGTGCAAGTCAATAACAATGATGGGCAGACGGTTAGCATCTACACCCGTGTGTGGAATAATCAGACGGAGTTAAAAAAGCAAGGCGCAACATATAGCTACCCAACACCTGCTGCGTTTGTTGAGTGGCAGTTCGGGCAAGGTATACCTATCGGGCAAGGGGCAACCGCTTACGATGTTACCTTTCGGGTGATGATTGAACACCAACAACTCGATGCAGGTGATGGTACTTACGAACAAGATTTAGACTTCACCGACATTGTCAATTCAGTACATCGGGCATTGAACAGATTTAAACCTGCCAACTGCTCACACCTTCAGCGTGTGGGAGTGCAACTTGACTATGCACACGATAATACTTACTTGTGCGTTGTGGAGTATTCATCTCACTTTATTGACCTTGTGGCATCTGCTCAAGATTCGGCTATTGTAACCGAAGCTACTATTGCAAATCCAATATTAGAAATCGAAGAGAATGTGTTTCAAGGGGTTATCATCAACGATGGGAACAACGGAAACCCTTATGTTGTCAATGGTAGCATTGTAACGGGTTATGGATTAGGGCCTACGATTTGGTATAGCGGAGATGGTGTGCCACTTGCGACATTGGGTAAGAATTCTGACTTTTATTTGGATAATATTACGGGCAATGTTTACAAGAAGATTGCTGGTGTATGGATATATCAAATGACAATAAAAGGCACAACAGGTACAGGTACATCGCAAGTATTCACCTCGACATCGGGGCAGAATACTTACAATGTAACGGGAGGTTATAGTGTCGGCAAGATTGAGGTATATTTTAATGGTGTTAAATTGATACCATCGGAGTTCACCGCTACTAATGGCACATCGGTAACTATCGCAATAGCTGCGCAATTGGATGATATTGTTGAAATTATAAAATATGACTAATGGCAAGAAGTAGAGATTTAGGTAAATTGCCTTTTGAGTTAAAAGGAGGCGCAGTTAAAACAATATTGTCAAAGGCTACCAACGATGACTATGACTTTGTTTTTCGTAATCTTGAAGCTGCGGATATGCCCACAGGCATTGATGCGCTTAATATAAGTACGGGTAAAGTAACTAATACCGAATTCGATTATCTTGATGGCGCAACGAGTAATATTCAAGGGCAGATAGATGCAATCAAAGGTATCAAACACGCAACTGCATCGGGTACTGATACTTACACGGCTACTATTACGGGTGTTACAAGCTATGCCGATGGCGATGCTTATTTAATTCGTTTTACCAATGGCAATACAACAGGATGCACACTTAATATTAATAGCTTAGGTGCTAAAGCATTATATAGAAATAATGATGGCGCATTGATAGGTGGGGATATTGTAGATGGCGGTGAGATGCTATGCGTTTACAACTCAACTTTAAATGGATTCCAAGCGATAGGTACTGGACCTAACACGCTATTAGCTTATGTAACTAACGCAGATAGTGTAGCTATCACTAAAGGTATGCCTGTATATGCGTTTGGAGGTACTGGCGATAGAATGACGGTTAAACGAGCATACAATACAGGTGATGCTACCTCAGCGAAGACGGTGGGGTTGGTATTATCTTCAAGTATTTCGGCAAATCAAAAGGGGTTGATAATTATACAAGGTCTACTTGATGGGTTAAATATCTTACCGACATCAACCTTTGCCGATGGAGACCCGATATACTTAGGTTCTACGGCAGGAAGCATCACAAATGTAAAACCTTATGCCCCGAATCATCTTGTGTACTTAGGGGTGGTTACTACGGCAAGTAATGGCAACGCAGGTAGAATGTATGTTCGAGTGCAGAATGGGTATGAACTTGATGAATTGCACAACGTACAAGCGCAGACACCTTCAACTAATGATGTCTTATATTATTTTGGAGGCAACCAATGGAAAACCGCATCTATATCATCGGTGTTGGGGTATACACCCGGTACGGTTAGTTCAGTAGCCGCTTTAACATTAGGCACAAGCGGTACTGACTTGTCCTCAACAGTAGCAAACGGCACAACCACACCCGTAATAACGCTAAATGTACCAACGGCATCTGCAAGTAATAGAGGTGTATTATCTTCTGCGGATTGGTCAACATTCAATAGTAAGGAATCAGCATTAACATTTGGTACAGGGTTAAGCAGAGTAGGTAATACGATTACCAATACCATCACGCAATACACGGATGCTTTAGCAAGATTAGCTATTACAGATTCCGTAACAGGGTTAGACTATAATTCAACTACGGGGGTATGGTCAACAACATCAGGATATGGGATACCTACTACGGCATCTCAAACGAATTGGGATACTGCTTACACCAATAGAATTACATCACTTACAACAACAGGAAGTAGCGGAAGTGCCACATTAGTTAGCAATACTTTAAACATTCCTACCTATACCCTTGCAGGTTTGGGAGGATTTGCTAATCCGATGACTACTGCTGGGGATATCATTTACGGAGGAGCGTCAGGAGTAGCAACAAGACTTGCAGGTTCAGGAACAAATGGATGGGTGTTGACTTATGACACCGCAACAAACGCACCTAAATGGGCAGCCTCATCGGGAGGTGGTGGAATGGCAATAGGAGGTAGTATAACAAGTGCAACGGCAGGTAGTATTCTATTTGCAGGGACATCAGGTGTATTGGCACAAGATAATACCAATTTCTTTTGGGACAATACGAATAAAAGATTAGGAATAGGAACGGCATCACCAACAACACCGCTTGATGTAAGAGGTGCATTTAATTTCACAAATACAGGTGCATTAACAACTACAACTCAAGATGTTGGTACATATTTAATTAGTAGTTCAGCAACAACTGCTGTTGGATTTGGACAAAGAATATTGCTACAAGGTAAAGTAAACACAAGTGATAATCAACCTTTTGGATATATAACAAGTTACATTCGTTCTTTTACATCTTTACCAAGTTCTTGGGGAACGGCTTTAAATATAGGAGTCCAAGAAGGGGGTAGTTATGTGAATGTTTTGAATATTGCAGGTAACTCATCGGGATTATTAACCGTAACAAGTAATATCACGCTAACAGGTGGAAATTTCTACGCATCTTCTAATTCATTAAGCCACGCAACTCAAGTTATAGGCGGATTTAATAATAGCAATAATAGTGCTATCAATTATGCCACAACTAATGGGGGTTCATTATTTGCAGCGCAAGGGGTTTTTGGCTTGGCTACTGTATCTGCTGGTAATACAAGTATAAGGCTTCACAACACAAATGGAGTTGTGTTTACCGCAGGTAATGGTGCTTCGCATATTGCCCGTGCAGCGATACAAATTCAAAATCTTAATAATACAGCAGGTGCAGAATCAGGTGATTTAGTATTCTTTACTCAAAATGGAGGTACTGCAATATCTGAAAAAATAAGAATATTTGCTGGAGGTAATGTTGGAATAGGTACTGGTAATTCAAATTCAGGTTATAAGTTAGATATAAATGGTACGAGCAGAATTCAAAATGTACTTACAACAACGGGGAGAGTTCACGCAAATTCAAGAAAAACATCTGCTTATACTTTAACAACATTAGATAGGATTATTTTTGCTGATTTAGCAACTGGCGCATTTACGCTAACTTTACCAAATCACGTTGCAGGTACAGAATATACAATTATAAAAATAGATTCAACTGCTAATTTATTGACTGTAAACACTACAAGCGGATTGATAAACGGTGCTTCAACTTGGACTACATTAATACAATATAGATATATAACTCTTGTTTCTGATGGAACAAATTGGTTAAAAGTATCAGAAGGAAATTAAAAAAAATAATATGACAAACATACAATCGGTAGCCTTTCCGATATTAGGCATAGCAACAAAACTTGACTTAATTGTTCTTAACTTTTCTATGAATGCAACTACTGCTGATTTCTATTATTGTCTATATTCAGCAGATGATAGTAAGATTATAGATGGCAATTTGAGTATGACAGAACAAGAATTCAACCAATGGGGTGCAGATAATACATACTGCATAAATTGGGCTTGTGAAAAATTAAATCTATCTTTGGCTTAAAATTAAAAATACAAATATGACAATCACACTAAACGAAAAAGACATCAAAGAACTTGATTCATTCTTCCAAGAAATGCCGACTAAATATGGTTTGCAGTTGATTAATTTCTTTAACGCTAAGATGCAAGAGCAATCTACACCTCAACAAGAAACCCCAACCGAAGAATAGAACTATGGCTCAACGTACAACTTTAGACGAAATTCGGGCATATATAATGCCATTAACCGTAGCTGCATTCGGTTGGTATATGACATCAATGATAAGCGAAGTTCGCTCAGATGTTAAGTTATTATTGGAAACTAAAGCCGTACACGGTGAGCAAATAGAACAATTCAGACAGAGAATTGATAAGTTAGAAGGCAAGGTATTTTCAATGAATGTAACGGCAGTTTTGCCTCACTTCTTGCAATTCGTATTCGATAAAACAAAAACCCTCCATTTTAATAATGGCGCATTTTATTACGCTTAAAAAAATCAACCTATGAAATTATTATCAACCCCATTTGGGACATTCTTAAAGACATTTGTTTCTACCGTACTTACCCTTTGGTTAATCGAGTTAAGCAATGGTACTACATTGTTTTCGTTGGATTACGAAATGATTGAAAAGTTAGCGACAGGTGGTGTGGTGTCTGCATTGCCAGTTATTATCAATTGGCTTAATCCAAACTACACTCAATACGGAGTTAAATGATGAACTACCAAGAACTTAAAGAGGCTTATCAAGAGGCAGAGATGCCTTTTGATGAGCATTTCCAAAGGGCATCTAAACTTGTGCCTAAGGGAACATCACAAACAGAAGCGGCAAAAATTATTCGCAGTATCTTGTCTTATTGGTTGGAGCAATATGCACAAAGTAAAGCTAAAACTAAGAAGGGAGGCATACTGAGAAAGATAGCACACATCTTATCCTCCATTGTGCCGTTAATTAAAACTAAGAATGCGAAAAGCTAACGCAGCAGCTATTAAACTTATTACCTCATTCGAAGGGTGTAAACTTACCGCCTATCAAGATAGCGTTGGTATTTGGACAATAGGATACGGCAATACGATGTATCCCAATGGTGTTAGCGTTAAGAAAGGGGATACCATAACGAAAGAACAAGCCATAACGCTATTTTCGACCATTTTAAGCCGCTTTGAGAGTGGAGTGGATAGATTGGTTAGGACAGATGTAAATGAGAACCAATTTGGGGCATTAGTATCGTTTGCTTATAATTTGGGCATAGGTACTTTACAAAAGTCGGATATGCTTAAAAAAGTTATCAAAAACGCTAAAGATGAAACCATCCGTAGTGAGTTTATGCGATTCACGAAGGCAGGTGGCAAAGAGTTAAAAGGGTTGGTAAGACGCAGACAAGCAGAGGCAGATTTATATTTTAAACCATAAACACAACATATGAGTAAAGTAGCCATCGCACGAAAGTATCGGGACAAGTTCGGTATGGAAATGCCAACCTTGAAACTTGCACGGATAATGTACAAGGAGAATAATCTACTATTCAAAGATATCGAAGATGCAAGAACATCCCTTAGAAGAATCGAAGGCAAATCAGGTAAGGAAACGAAAATAACCCACAAGTGTGAGGATAGACCGAAGAATCCTTATAATCTACCGCCAACCGATGAGACTGAATACGAGCCGTTTATGCTTAACCACAAGCGGATACTTGTACTATCGGATATTCACATCCCTTACCATAGCATTGAATCTTTGACGGCAGCTTTTGACTTTGGAAAAAAAGAGAAGCCTGATGCCGTATTATTGAATGGCGATACATTGGACTTTTTCGGGTTGTCAAGATTTGCAAAAGAACCGGGCAAAAGGTCATTTGCTGATGAGTTAAATGCGTTTAAGGAGTTCTTCATTATCTTACAAAGAACATTCAACTGCAAAATATATTTTAAGTTTGGCAACCATGAGGAGCGTTACAATCATTTCCTTTGGATGAAAGCAGGTGAGTTGGATGGTGTAGATGAGTTTAAGTTAGAGGAAATTATCAAATCAAGAGCAGAAGGTATTGATGTAATCAGCGATAAAAGAATTATCAAAGCTGGGGATTTAAACATTATTCACGGACACGAGTTTGGAGGTAGTGTATTCAGTCCTGTAAACATTGCGAGGGGGTTATTCTTGAGGGCCAAAGTATCAGCTATGCAAGGGCATAACCATCAAACCTCAGAGCATACCGAAAGCAATATGAATGGCAAGATAACAACTACTTGGAGTTTGGGATGCTTATCGGAATTGCACCCTGCATACTTGCCCATCAATAAGTGGAATCATGGCTTCGCAATAGTAGATGTATTTGGTGATGAGTTTGAGGTTAGAAATAAGAGAATTCATAAAGGCAAAGTATTATGATTGAAGATAAACTACCATCTGAGGATGAACCGAAAGAGGATGAGCAAATTGAGGTAGAATATACCACAAGAGAGGATTATATTCGTTGCGCTTGTGATGCCTTGAATGCGGCAGATAATTACAACCCACTAACGCAGATAGATACTGCAAGGGTGCGCAGAATCAAGTGGAGGTGCTTAGTAATACTTGATGAAATGACTGCCGAAATGTATGACGAATTAAAAGACGATAGAGGCGAAGAGCCTCAATAAGACTGTGTTTGTGTGTTTCATTGACCCCTGCCGTGTCTACGGTGGGGGTTTTTTAATGTCACAATAATTTATTTTTTTGTGAATAAATTTGGTTTGTATATATAAAGTATATATCATTGCACTATGAAAACGAAACAAAGAAAACTAATCGACATCCCATTAGAGGATATTACCACGTTGGCAGCGCATGGACTGACCACACGAAACATCAAATTCAAGGCTTATGCAGAGAAAATATTAGCCGACCATGCCAAGAAAATTCGTAACTTAAAAACTAAAATTAAATAAACATGAAACACACAATCACCATCCATCAGGATGACCTACTTGAGCAAGTAGAATTGACAATTTACGCTGAGTACGAGATTAGCGGAACATCAGCAGTACCCGAAATTGATTTGCTGAATTATGAGATTTCAGCTATCATATTTGGTATCGAATGCGATATTACCTCTGAGATTAACTGGGTGCTAAATAAGCCACAGAATCACCGCAAGAAGGCGAAATTCATTGATGCTATCCTTGAGCAATTATCTTACGAAAAGGCATCCGATTTCCTCTACGAAGAGAATAACCCTATAATTGAAGAGGAATAATGACTACACGATACCAAATAATCGAAGCGTGGGTATTATCCTGCGAGACCGAAGAGCAATTCAATACGATAATTGATTTCGTAGAAAATCGGCTAATATGTTCTAATGATAAGGAGTTAGATGACATCAAGGGCATGATTAGTTTAAACGCAAAAATCAAAGACTTTCTGCGTGAAAAGGTAATAGTCGGTAAAATCACCGAAGAACAATTCACAGACATAATTTCGCATTGATTGTGTGTTTTATAACCCTCGAACCATTGCCTCGTGGTTGGGTTAGACATAGGGATTCTGTTTAAGAATCTCAGGGGCGTGGGAACTACGAGAGTGCCATTTTAAAAACACAAAAACATGAAAATACAAACCATTGACCTATTAGGGGTCTACACAACATCCGCATCTGAGGGCGGTTTTACTGCCGAAGCACACTCGGCAACATTTCAAGAATCTCAACGATTAGCTATTGGGAAACTCGTTAACCTAATGGCAGAAGCCAAAGGCATTGAGGGGGTAATAATTTGTAGCCAACGGGCGAAAATAAATTATCCAAAAGCGAAAAATACGAAAGCAGATGTCTATATTAGCAAACTTTTAAAACAAACACACACACAATGTCAACAAAGCTAACGGTCAAAAAGACCATCACAGATTTGTTCGCAGGTAACTGTAACGCAGTACCATTGGAACAACTAAACACCATCCTTAACACCCCTCCTCCTGCCGAGTGGGTTAAAACTCATCCATTTATTAAAGGGCATCAGTATCTGCCAATTGACAAGGTTGAGTACCTATTAAAAAAGTGCTTTAAGCAATATCGCATTGAGGTAATTAAGACGGGTATGTTGATGAATGCCGTTGAGGTTATTGTTAGGGTGCATTACTTAAACCCGGTAACAAATACAATGGAATACCACGATGGGGTAGCTGCCCAAGAATTGCAGACAGTTAGCGGTACAGGTTCTCTCAAAATGGATATGTCCAATGTCAGCAGAGGGGCAGTCGCTATGGCATTGCCTATTGCTAAGTCATTAGCGGTTAAGGATGCTTGTGACCATTTGGGTGAATTATTCGGGGCGAATCTCAATAGAAAAGAAGCTATGCATTTTGAACCTGATGCTCGTTTATTGGCATCCGATGTGGCTACACAAAAGGAACAAGAACGAATAAGGGAGTTTATTCAAACGGCTACTAAGGAGCAGTTGCAAGGGATAGCGAATATTTATATGGATGAAACAACAAAAAAATTATACAATGAAAAATTATAAGTTTAGATGCTCAGAATTGGGCGAAATTATCAGTAAGTCGGGTAAAACTACCCAAACAATGTTATCACACCTTATGAGGGTTTACATTGAGCAAAGCGAAGGCATCCGCAAGGATATTACATCGAAATACTTTGAGAAAGGAGTATTCCAAGAAGAGGATGGTATCACGATGTTGCAGAATACACTGCACAAGAATAGTCTTGTACTCAAGAATAAAGAACGCAAGAATAATGATTACATTCAAGGCGAGTGTGATTGTATTGTTGATGGCATAGTCTATGACATCAAGAACGCTTGGGATAGATTTACCTTTGCCAATGCCGACTTAACTTGGAACTACGAATGGCAGTTGAAGGGATATATGTGGCTATGGGGAGTGAATAAGGCAAGGTTATTTTATTGCCTCAATAACACACCCGAACACATACTCCTTGATGAGTATAAGAAAATCTATTACAAGCACCGCTTTGAATCTGATTCTGATGAAGAGTATGTCAATATGTGCTTTGAGTTAAAGGATGCCCATACTTATGATTCTAAGCCACTTGAAGAGCGTTTCAAGGTGTGGGAGGTAGAACTTACCGAAGATGATATTAAGAGGATAGAATCAAGCGTAAACGAGGCAAGAGAGATACTTGCCAAGATTGATGCTGATAGGAAGGCTCAGATTGAGAACAACCGTAAAATGATGGGGATATGAATAACGCACTTTTGATAAAGCAACTACTTACCCATATTGCTAACGCACAATTCTGTTCTGATGCTATTATATTGGATATGAACTTGAAAGGTAGTGCGAAGGATAAGTTCAATCGCATCAAGAATTACCTTGCAGGTGCAGAACGTGAAATTAGCCTATCTCTTAGCGTTGAACACGCAGCCTCCATCCGTGATGAGGTGATGCAGAATTGGGAGAGTTTGGCATTTCATAACATCAATCATATGGTGATGGCTATGGATGATGACCAACGAAGAATGGTAGAAGAATATTGCTCACAGATAATAAGCAACCAATGACATTAGAAGAAGCGGTAAAGCTATTAGAATACTACAACAAATGGAGGCAGGGATTAATCACCCCAATGCCTAACCCAATTGAAATAACACAAGCAATAAAAATAATTTTAAAACATTTAAAACAATGACAACACCAAAATTAAAGATATTGAACTTATACGCTTGTCTTGGTGGCAATCGTTACAAATGGGATGAAGTAGCCAATATTGAAGTAACTGCGGTTGAACTTGACCCCGAACTTGCAAGAATGTATCAAGATAGATTCCCAAATGATAAAGTAATTGTAGCTGATGCACACCAATATTTGCT